CGATGTGGAAGGCTTGACCGACAACGTGAACGTGAGCATCCTTTGTGTTGCCAACGACCGCGACGCGCTTGGCACTATCACAGAGGCGGTGCGTAAGCAAGTGCGGGAATACTTCCATGAGCAAGAGGACGAAGAGGGTACTCCCAACGACTGGCAGTTCAGTTTCAGCCAGGTTGCGTATGACCCAGACAAACCGTGCTGTTTTCAGACCCTGTCTTATCAATGTGACACTTTTCGATAATAATTTAAAACGTTTTGGATATGATTAAGAAAGGTCAACATCTTAGGATTAAGATTGGAGGCAAGTTTGTTGCCTTCGCGCAAGATTGCACAGTCCACATTGCCAACCAGACGGAGGACAGTTCAACTAAAGATACCACCGACGGCATGTGGGCAAAGAACGAAATCACAGGCAAGTCGTGGGACATATCGGCCAACGCTCTCTACAGCGTTGACGAAGATGCAACTGGCATGAATGCCGAAGAAGCACTGGACATAGCCCTTGCCAACGCACCCGTACAGGTTGAGTTTGTCATGACATCCGGCGAGCAGAACCGCACGGCAAGCGGTGTGAAATACACTGGCAGTGCTATCGTGAATGACATTTCAGTAAGCGCACCGAACAGACAGAATGCCTCCTACCAGATTAGCATGAACGGCGACGGACCGTTGGTCAAATCTGGTACAAGCAACAACAGTAACTCTAATCCGGCATAACGTATGGAGAAGAAGATACAGGTTCACTTCGAGCGCGATGGACAGCCCGTCACCGATGAGCTTTCCATCCGCTTCAATATGGCCGTAGAGATTGCTTATGAGGATATAACAGGCGAGCCGTTCGACCTGATGACAATCAGCAAGAGCAAAAAGAACCTCTTGTCGCTCTATTCTGCCGTTATCATCACGTGCAACAAAGACTCAAAGGTGACGACTGATGACCTGTTGTTTAACCTCGACGGCGAGGAACTGACGAAGATTGACGCTGCCATCTCCGAATGTATGCGCGACTGGCTCCACCTTCCGCTGGTTATGCAGAATACCAGTGAACAGGAAGGAGACCCTGAAAAAAAATAGTTCCCGCCCACGAGACATACGGCATCGTAGTTGGAGAAATAGGCATCGCCCGTGATGATTTTCTCTTCAACCTGAAGGCGTGGGAAATCAACTCAATCGTCAGGGGCTATGAACGCCGTAAACACGCGCAATGGGAATCGGCGCGATTCGTTGCATATTGCACGATAAAATCCTCGATGGGCGGCGGACAAGAGCTGCACGGTGTGCAAGACCTCATCCGCTTCCCGTGGGAGAATGACGAGGTACAGAATGAATTATCTTCGGAAGAAATAGAAGACATAAGGCAACAGCTCCGTCAAGAGAATGAAAAAAAGGAAGGCAGCGGGACATGACGCTGCCTTCTTCTTTTTTTACCATTTATCTGTATAACTTTCCTGCCATGCGTCATCGAGTGACACATCGACGGTGTTGTCCTTGCCGAAGAGATAGCCGGTATAGTCAGAGGTGCGATTGCGGTCGAACGGGACATCCTCAATCGTGGCCGTGCCGATGACCTTGCCGTTGGTGTCCTTTGCCGTCAGCGTGACATCGGTGATCCACTCGCCGCTGTCGCTCAGACCGAACAGGCTCATTGTGAGCTGACCCGACGTTCCCTTATACTCGGTTGGAATGCTGATATTGCGCGATTCCGCATATTCTTTGCCAGTTGTGCCCGTCTTGTAGTCGATACTATTATACCAGGTAGCCGCCGTGATTGTCACCGAAGCCATCTCATCAGGTATCAGGTCATTCAGCTTTACACGGAGGCGCGTCGACACACGCTGGAGCGTCACAGAGATGCTTGTAGGCGAATCCTTCCCGACCATGGCAGCCTTCTCATACCAGAAGGTATCACTGGGGCCATCCCACTTGATTGTCGTGCCGGTGAGGACAGGTTGCGTGCCGCGACTTGCCACGAAATAGAGTGTGTGTTCACCATAGGCAAGCATCATCTCCGGGCTGCCCCAGTGCTCGTCAGAAGGTGTCTGGTGAACGGTTTGCATCAGCTCGTTGCCAATGTAGTCGAACACCCAGAGGTCTGTCATCTCCTTGTCGTTGGCAGCCAGCCGCGTAGTGGCGAAGTCCATGTCGCCACCGACGGCAATTTTCACACGTTTGAATTCGTTCGCAGTCGGTTGCTCATCGACCGAGCTGCACGATGCCAGCATACTGAAAGCCAGCACCGTCATCAATGATTTTTTCATTTTGTTAGTTTATTAAGTTGTTATTTTTCAACGTCGCTATTGTAGCGACTTCTTCAGTTCGTTGAAAGCGGCCCGGACATCGACACCGAGCGTCTTCGCATATCGCTGCGTCATCGTGGTGTTTGTATGCCCGAGCATTTGTGACACGACATGCAGCTCCACCTTGTTGTGCAACGCCCATGTGGCGAAGGTATGACGCGCCATGTGGCTGGTGATGCGCTTCCGTATGCCAGCCACCTCGCCCAGATACTTCAGCAATTCGTTATACCTCCAGTTAGCAATCTTCGGTATCTTCATCCCGTAATGCTCCAGCACCTCCACGGCGGGCGGGAGCAACTGGCTGATGTAGGCCGTGCCAGTCTTCGTACGTTCGTTGACAGCCACCCACTGCCCATCATCGAGCCTGTATTTGTTGATGTCGAATCGCTGCATGTCAGAGAAGGCCATGCCCGTGTACATTTGGAAAATGAACAAGTCACGCACGACAGCCATCTTCGAGCCGGGCACAGGGTGAATCTTCTCAATCGCCTTCATCTCTTCCGTCGTCAGATATTCCACCGTGTCCCGATCACCCCGCTTGAACTCACCGCGTAATCTATTATACGGGTTCCTGTCGACAATGCCGAATCGCACTGCACGAGAGACCAGAGCCTTCAGACACTTGTGGTAGTTATATACGGCCGCATCACTGATATAGTCGGGTTCACGCCCGGCCTTCACGTCAGCATCCTTTGCAGGCTTCCTGATGTGGTGGAGCCACGCATCCCACTGGTATATATTCTCTGTCGTCAAATCTTCCCAAGACATCATCCTGCCATATTCACGCAGCCGCGCAATCATCGTCACATAATGGCTGAGTGTGCAATCCTTTAGAGGAAGAATGTCCAGCTGCTCTTTCATCCAATCATACATGTCCGTGCGCGACTTCTGTTCGTCAGCTACGACGGGGTGCATAACCCTCCGCTTAATCTCCGCCATATCCAGGGGCATGCCCGTCTCAATCCATGCAGAAAGCTCATCATCCAGCCGCTTCTTGACAGCCGTCAGTCTACGGTTGAGCATGTCGCAGTCGTCACGGTTCACAATCTCGTCATGTTTCCATTCCGAACGGAGCACCCTGATACCCGTTGCAACGTAATACACCAAACCGTTGTTCGTTATTCTTATTTCCAGCGGACCTTCGCCCTTGGCCCTGTTCCTATGATCATATACTATTGTTGTTTTCATTTTCTATCATTTTTTTATTTTTTCGTTTGATGGGTAAAAACTTTACCCACCCCCTTCGACATGGGTAAAGTTTTGGCAAAACTTTCGGCACTTTTTCCGCCTTTTTCCACCTTTTTCTATTTACCCACCTTTTCCAGCAACATCCCGGAATCCCAATAAAAATGGGGTTTTCAGGCATCCCGCCATCAACCCCACATTCTGCACTTGTGATCCGCTTGGGATTCTTACGCGAACATGGGGGCTTCTTGTGTTTATCGGGGTTTTGGAAATTGCAGCAACTTGGATGGGTAAAGTTTTGGCATAATCTGGTGGTGAATTTGGGGTGTTCATACTTATTATTTAATAGGTTTTGTTGGATGACTGCAGGGATTGTTTGTTGAGAGATTCTGCCGCTGCATCGTATCCTGTAGAAGTTGAAAGACTGATAAGTTGTGTGATGCGGTTGGTGGCATCGCGGAAATCATCACGGGCTTGCTGTAGCTCTGTGCGTATTGCACGGACTTCCGCAAGCTCTTCTTTTAGTGTTATTCGAAGATCATCCACCAAACGTATGCGCTGCGCATACAGTTCCAGAATGTCGGCCTTCTGTTCCATTTCCGTCTTCACTTGTTCATGCATACCGATGCGTGCATCCTCCTCATGTGTTATCAGTTGACCATTACCAGTCAGCAGATAGTTGAGTTCAAACACGCCTTTGTATGCCTCACAGATAGTCTTGAACAATTTGTTCGTGAGGTATTTTTCATCACCATTCAGTGCAAGGGTGATGGCATTGCGAGATTTACGAATGGCATTGGCAAAATCACTTTGGGTGTGTATGCCATAAAACTTTCGTAAGTGCTCATACACTTCATTGAGTCTTTTTTGTCGTTCATTCATTAAAATATAGCACTTTTGTTTTAATATTTCTTAAAATATAGCACTTTTTATTGCTTTATTGCTTTATATTTAGCAAAATTGCTTTATATTTGCACCCATATTAAGTAAGTTAATAATCGGGCACAGAAAGAGCCGTCAGACGGGAGCCCGTCTTTTCGAAGCGGTAAACCGCCAATTTGTGAACACTTTGCGAGTGTGTTAGGTTGCAAATATACGGCTTTTTCTCCGATTATAAAACAAAAGTGTATTATAATTAAGAAAGATTAAGTAATGGCACAAGAAAAAGTTACAAGACAAGAGTTGCGTGATATGCACATCGGACAGACGCGCATTTTCACGCTGACGGAGCCTAAGAAGGTGACTTCTGCCAGGGTAACCGCACATCAGATGAAGGACGAGAAGGAGGGCGAGTGGCTGGTAAAACCTGACTACGACGCATGCGCTGTGAGTATTACAAGACTAAAATAACCACTTATAAAAAAAGGAACTATGGCAAACGATTTGATTCAATTCGGAGAGACTCACAAGATGCAAGGTATGACATCTTTGCAAATTGCTGAAGTGACAGGTAAGAACCACGCCCATGTAATGCGTGACATCCGCAATCTTTTAGACAAAGGTGTATCAGAATCCAATTTTGGATTGTCATCCTACAAGCA